AAGCGTGGTATCCCAATCATCGCTCTCGATGTTCAGAACTTGCTTGAGTTCGTCTTCGCTCGGCCAATCCGCCATCGGTCAGCTCGCGACGTTGTACGCGGTGAACGCCGCCGGGTACCACGGGGCCGACCAGAACATCCCGACGAGGGCGACGTCACGGCCAGCCTTGACCGCGTTGTCGACCTGGAGGGTGTACGTGCCGTCCTCGGCCCATGCGAAGCCGCTGCCCGGGCCGACGATCGCATAGGCGCCGTGGGCGTCGAGCGCCGGGACGTGGACGGCTCGCAGGCCGGAGATGTTGCCGGCGATCCCGCCCGCCGCGGTGGCGTCCAGGTTGATGTTCGAATACATCGGCTGGTTGGTCGTCGTCGCCTTCGCGTCGATGAACTCACCGACCGCTTCGGTCGACAGCCAGATCGTGTCAGGCCCGCGGCGGATGGCGTCGAACGCTGCCACGTAGGCCGCCCCGAAGTTCGTGTCCGCCGGATCGAGCGGCGAGGCGTTGCCGATGCCGCCCATGGCGTCGAGCAGGGCCGTAACCGCGAGATCCTCGGTGACGCGGGCGTACTGCTCGGCGAGCAGCTCCACCCAGAGGGAGAGGAACTCGGGACTCGACCGCTTGATGAGCTGGATGCTCAGGTCGCCGCCACCGGCCGCGGTGACCATGTCGAACTCGGTCGTACTGATCTTGCTCGGTGTGGAGGCGATGTCGTGCTTCTCCTGGTCCTGAACCGCGACCTCGGGCCGCTGGGTGATGATCGGCACGATGAGCTTGATACCGGCCGACGGCGTCGGCAGCCGGCGGGTCGTGCTCAGGAACGGCCGTGACGGGTCGATGACGCCGATCAGCTCCGTCAGGTAGGCCGGCGGGACCACGCCGAGGTTGTCGGACGTGATCACGTCATCGAGCGTTCGGACCTGGTCGGCCGCGAGCCGCTCGCCGGTGCTTGCGCGGACCACGAGATCCGCCCATCCGCCCAGTCCCAGCTTCGGCTTCGGGTCTTCCCCACCGGGGATGCTGATATCGGCCCGGGCCTGCTCTTCGAGCTTGTCGAACCGCTCGGCGAACTTCGCCTCCAGGGCCCGCTGCGAGTCGGCGGCGCGGGTCTGCATGCCCTCGATCGCCGAAAGAATGGCCGACGTCTCGGCCGGATTGCCCGCCACGGGCTCGACGTTCTCGCCCATCGGGGCTTCCTCCTCCTGGGAACGGACAGAAAGAACGGCGGCGTCCGCTCCGTACGCCGGCCGGTGGGTCGGGGTCGCGCCGATGAGGCGGGCCCGGTTGTGGACACGGACGCGACGCCCGTTCTTGTGTTCGATGGACGTCCCGCCGGCGACCTGGGCGAACTCGACGGACGCCCCGCCGATGATCCGGTCGGCCATGAGGCTCAGAGCCTCGTCGCCGGCCGACGTGCGGGCGACCTTGAACTTGACCGTCGGCCCGATGCCGTCCTCGCTGACCTCGAACGCCCGCCCGATCGGCACCCGGACGGCCTTCGGATTGCCGTCGGAGCCGACGCCGATCTTCATCTGGTGCTCAGAGGGGTAGAGGTAGACGCTCTGGGGGTCGGTGCCCTCGAAGGCCCCGCGGGTGAACCGCTCGGGGCCGAGCTTCGTGTCGATCTGCTTGTCCCACGGGAGCAGACGCATCTCGACGACACGCTCGGAGAAGTCGCGGACCTCGATGTCGTCGTCCGGGACGAAGTACCTGATCGTCTCTTCGTCTTCGCTCAAAGGAAAAGCCTCCGCTGCCCTGCTGGTGCGGACTGTTCCGCAGGGGTGGAGGCCGACGAAGGGACAGCGGACGGGCCGACTGTGTCCCTGAGCTATTCGGTTCTGGCGCGATGATGTGGCAGGCTGGTGCGCCCTGTCAACGGCCTAGGCGATATGCCGCTTCGTCCGCTCGCAGACGAAGCCCGGAGGGATGAGCTTGTTACAGGTCCGGAGCATGCCCTTCACCATGATCCGGTCATCACAACGGGTCGCGTCCTCGGCCCGCGTCTGGGTCGGCAGGATCGTGATCTGCGCCTGGGGCGGACTGAACGGGACCGGGGCGTTGTCAGTGTCTCCCGGCTGGAGCCCTTCGAAGGACTGCGCCTGCTCCGGAGTGATGATGCCGGCCGTGATCCCGACGGCGTAGGTGTCGTAGCGCGTCTTCGCGTCGGCGAGGGTCAGGACGTCGGTGTCGAACCGTGCGGCGAAGGCCCGCGGGATCAAGTCTGACATCGCAGACTCGATCTTCGAGAGGTAGTTCGGCCGCAGGCAGCGCCGCAGGAAGTCGTCGTACACGGTCGAGAGGTTCTGATAGGTCAGGCTGCTGCCGCTCATCGCGTACTCCAGGAGCTCGCCCGGGATCAGGAACATCCGGGACGTGTCGCCGTTCTGGTACATACGGGCGTCCAGCATCTGCGCGCCCTGGGGGTTGAACTGCGGGAAGTCGATGGAGTCGATCCGCGGATCCACGACACGAACGCGGTTGTTGCCCTTGGCCGACCACGCATCGGCGAACCGTTCGGCCTCTGTCTCGTCGCTATCGGGATCGTCACTCAGCTCCACGGCACTGTGGATGATCGGGGCGCTGGTTGCGCCACCGTCGGCGTAGAAGTTGGCGGCCCATTCCTGACTCTCGACGCTGACGGAGATGGCCGCGCCGCAGAGCTGCAGCGGGCCGACGCCGCGGAGGCTCGCACCGTCCCGCAGATAGGTCCCCTGGACCATGTCGCGGTTGGCCATCTTGACCTGTCGGCCGGCCCCGATGCCGTTCCAGGTGATCGTCGGCCGGAGGATGTTGAGGCTGTTCTCGGAGACGCTGATCTGCTCCGGCGGGATGTTCACGAGGGCAATGGCGTTGCCATCGGCGTCCCGTTTGGCAATCCACCACCAGAATTCGCCACGGGTAGCTAGGTTGTAGGCCGTATCGGTGAAGAACTCGTCAGCCCGCTTGTTGGGGTCCGGTCGGACGATGACCCTCGGGCGGTCCTCGGGGAGGACTTCGACTTCGTTCTTCAGGGCCCGCATGGTCAGGCTGCCGACGGTGTTGGAGATGAGGGTGACTGCTCCCAAGATCGACGGGACTCCGAGAGCTTCCCGGAGTCCCGCCGCCCGCCAGGGCCGGGGGGAGAGTCCCTGAACGGCAAGGAGTTTGGCATCGAGGTCCGGGAAGTCATGGAACGGGTCGATGGACCGGGCCTCGGGGAGGGTCATAACGTGCTTCAGCTTCGGCCGCGTGGCGATGGCGAGGGTGACGGTGTCCCAGAGGCTCATCGGACGACCAACCTTCCGGCTGTAGCGGGCATCGAGGCGAGCCATACGGCTCGGATGGCGGCGAGGGATGCGGTGATGGGGCGATCGTCCTTCGCGTGGACGGCCTGGAAGCTGCCGTCGGGCCCTTCGACGCGGCGCACCGTCCACGTCAGGTCATCGGTGACGGCGTCGGCGTTCGCGTAGGCGATGGAGCCGGCTGACACGAGGCGGGCGAACTCGGCGGACGCGCCGGCGGCCTTCTGGCCCGTCACGTTCTCGCCGTAGCCCTTGCGGACGTACTTCGCGAGCTGCCCATCGGTATGGGCGTCGAAGCCGACCTTCGCGACGTGCTTCTGAGCGAGGGACTTGACCTGTTCGCCCAGGGCGGCCGTGTCGATCGGGTCGCCGTGGACGTCGGCGACGACCTCGAGGGCGACACGGGAGCCCTCCATCCAGGCGAGGACGATGGTCGCCCGCCGGCCGTCCGGGTCCATCGCGACGCCGATGGCGGGACGGGTCGGCTTGCCGACGTCGTCGCGGCACTTCGCCCATGCCGTGTCGTCAACGAGCCGCTCCCGGAGCGTGGTGACCCACCGGCAGAGGTTCTCCGTTTCGAAGTGAGCGAGGGAGCCTGCGAGCTTGTGACTGCGGTACTGGCGGGCGAGGTTGTCGAGCAGCATCGGGAAGTGGCCGATGGACGGGTTCGCCTCGGCCCATCCCTCGGGATCGTCGATGAGGCGATCGGGGCCGGCGGACCATTCGAGGTAGGCGAGGCTCGGGTCGTCCTCGGCCCGGAGCTTCACGGCGTTGAGTGATGTCGAGTCGTCGCTGCCGGCGTTGCTCAGGTAGAGGATCTGCGGGTTCATGCTCGCCGATGTCGTCGGGATCGCGGCCCCGATGAACTCCTCGCCGATCTCGCGCAGCTCGTCGACGATCAGGTCGTCGATGCTGAGTCCGCGGGGACCGCCACCGGTGGCCGCGGAGATGACGTAGAGGCCGCCGTTCTTC